AACCACCCCCAACAATGGTTTAAGGCCGGGCGGTTAAGTTATTTTTTCGCTCCTAACCTGATCCGTGGGACGCTACTGTGTAAATTACCTGACGGGTCTGTTATCCAATACCCCCACGCTAAGGTAGAAGGGGTAGAAACACCCTGGGGAGAGATTAACAAATTAGTTACATATGCTAAGGCGGGTTTGACAGCAAAACAGGACGCGCTTGAATGGCCGAGGTCCACACTATACGGTGGTTTGGCCGTAGAAAACGCTACTCAAGCGACAGCGGCGTGTGTCTTACGAGACAGTTTAACTAAGGCTGAAGACGAAGGATTGAACGTGGTGTTACATGTTCATGACGAAATAATCCTTGAAGAGTCGGTCGAACTTGTAGATAGTAAACAGTCAGCACTGCAAAAAATAATGGAAACACCGCCTGATTGGGCTGCCTACCTACCACTAAAAGCAGAGCCAGAAGTAAAAGCACGTTACGGAAAATAGAAAAGCCCACGGGCGCGTGGGCTATGAAGTATGTAAGCTGTCACAACAAACAATACATAGACAAGGAGGAAAGATGTCCACTTCATCTTTAGCTGACGATAACATAAATAGCGGTGAAATCAAGAACATAGAATCTAAAAGGACATTCAACATAAACCCCAACCATAGTAAGTCTGTCGATCCATTAATCAGTATGGAGATTACTTATGATCGAACAGAGGTGGATAGGTTTTTAGACGTTGTATTCCACGATTTATTAGAAGACGAACACATTGCTATGTGGGAGGTTAACCCCCTTCGCGAAGGCGATATGGTGCTTGGTTTCCCAAAAGAAGAACAAGAACTACTCGATAAAGTTTTCGATGGTAAATTCGATCACCCCCGCGCATTGTACTTCGGCACGTCAACCGTTAAAAAGGCGGATGATGGTCGGGTGTACCACGGTAACGAACACTTCTATAAGTTACGCGTTATCGTACTAGACGACATCGGTACTAAAGGTAAACCGCTACCCGAGGGGTTCAAACCTACATACATCATTGAGTCTAGCCCGAATAATTACCAGTATGGCTACGTGCTGTCTGAACCTGTTGATAACGTCGCGGCGGCTAAACTACTTGTACAAAAAGTGTTCACTGCCGGGTACTCAGACGCCGGGGGTAGTGTAGCGGTTAAAGCGGTAAGACTACCCGCCGGGGTGAACGGTAAAGACGCGCTTAAATACGGTGACGACTACCGTAAGTTTAAGGTCCGCCTAGTAGAACTTAATGAAGACATCCTATATTCACCGCAAGAAATCCTAGACTGGCTATCCATCACTGTCCGTTGGAATGACGTACTTTCTGACGCTGACGCTGTAGCTAGAATGACCGCCACCGACACAACGGCGGGAGCGCAATGGGGTCGTGTTAAATCCCCCTCGTTAGACGGTACAGTGGACCAGGTGCTTGAATGGTTGATTGAGACTAATCGAATCAAGAACGACACAGGGCTGTGGGTGACAGTAGATTGCCCTAACGCGCATGAGCATACTAACGGCAACCCAGACGCGGGGTATCGCCCACTAGGTCGGGGTAAAGAACCTACAACGAGAGCGTTTAAGTGCCACCACGGACATTGCAGCAACATAAAAACATCGGATTACCTAGCGTACTTGGCAGAATTAAATTGCCCTAAAGTCCCTGTCCGTGATGATGCGGCTAACCTAACGTCTAAGTTTGTCTACGACATGAGCAATGATGCGGTGTGGGAAGTTTACGGACGTAAGAACCCTACCATGTTTAAGATGTCGGCGTTTAACAACCGCTTCAACAAACCCGTGCAGATAGTTAACGCTAAAGGTAAGGTCGCGCACCCAACCCAAGCTAAACTATTTATGTCTAGTGAAGGCCGTGTGGTGGTAGACGGTCCCACAGCGGACCCCACTACAGAAGCTAGGATTGTTGAGAAAGCCGGTAAACTTTACGTCAACACCGTCATACGCCCATCCTGGGGTCACGGTAAGATAGAACAGTACCATGTAGATAAGTTCTTAGATTACCTCGATTACTTAATACCAGACGATGAAGAGCGCGAATACTTTTTAGACTGGCTATCAGCTAAAGCGCAGAACTTCGGGTTTAGGGGTGCAGCTATCGTGATGGTGGCGGTCACACAAGGCGTAGGGCGATCAACACTAGGTTATATGATCCGTGTGCTGTTCGGAGAAGAGAACGCCCCCACACTACCGTTTACAGAGATTATCAGCGGTAATCAATTTAATGAGTGGCAGACCCACCCCTGGGTTATTTGCGATGAAACGCTCAACGTGGGAGAGAACCGTAACGCTTATTACCGGGCGTATGAGGCACTGAAAGATGTTGTGGACCCTAGACCTAAGACGGTATTCATAAACCAGAAGTACAGAGCTAAGTTCACAGCGTTGTGCTGCACCACGTTCTTAATGTTCTCTAACCACACCCACGCGCTATCCATCTCCGCAGATGACAGACGTTTTTATGTGGTTCGTAACCCAGACATCCCGGCACCCAAAGAGTTTTTTGAAGACGTTAACGCCTGGCTTGATGAAGTAGACAGTAATGGCAACCCTAAGTGGGCGGCTAGTGTGTGGCGGTGGTTGCAAAACCGTTCACCTAATATGTCAGTGCTTATGGCCCCACCCACACATACAGAGTCTAAGATGTCTATGTTAGAAGGTGGTTCACCGTTAGAAGCCGTGGTGAGAGCCGCGTTGAGAGCCTGGCCTATACCGTTCATAACGACCAATGCTATCAAGGCGATTGCGGACACGTTCAAGTTACGCCTAGACCTAGACCGCATACCTAACATTGATTCTGTTCTGACAAAGATCATTCAGCAAGAGACTATACAAGTACCTTCTGTCCACAACTTGACCATGACTATTGCAGGGAAGAAGCAACGCATTAGATATATACGCGGTCGGATAGACATTAGGGACTTACCTGAAGATATGTCAGGCCCAGAAAGAGCTGTGTTAATCGAGTCGATCAATAACGCCTTTAACAATAAGCAGGTGGTAATAGATGAAGTGTCAGATGCACTTGATTTATTAGATTTGTAGTCGTACTATAGTTGCACCATCAATTAAGGAGTATTTTATGGACGTTTACAGACACCAAAAAAGTTACATCAAGCGCATGAAAGAACGTGGTCATGTAAAGGCCACCGTTTGGATACCTGACGGTATGCAACACGCTTTACGTAGGGTAGCAACCAAAATGCGCCAGGAGCATGAGCGCGAACCGAATAGATACGACGAGGATTAGTCTAGTGGATGACGATGATAAAACCGTCATCCTCAAGATGGTGACGAACGACTACCGCGCACTCATTGACGAAGTGTACAAGGTATCAAAAGAACAAGGGGAATATGATGCGCTCGAAATCATTAGACACGGTGATGAATGGACTGCCAAAATTTACTACGGGCTTGAAGAAACCGAAGAAGAAAAAGACTGTTTTAAAGCGGTGGCAGCCCAAACTTTCCATTGAGCAGATGGCCGAAGCGTTTGAGTTACGTAATAGCGGTGTGTATCTAGGGAACTTAGCGGAAGCCTTCGGTGTGAGTCATAAGACGTTTGCTAGATATATACGCATGGCCGAGCAAGAAGGGTTCGACTTTTGGAGATCGCCGCAATGAAAGCGCACGAGTACCTAGAGCAAGCCGCTACGCATCTTAAAGATAGAGCGGTGACCTATGACAATGACGGTGAGCGATCTATTCAGTCTACCGTTGAGATGTTCAACACGCTTACTGGTCACACATTGACCGCCGAGCAAGGTTGGGCGTTCATGACGATTCTGAAGTTAGTTCGCAGTCAACAAGGGGCGTTTAAATCAGATAACTATGAAGACGGTGCAGCTTATTTTGCTTTAATGGGCGAACAAGCGCAGGAAGATAGATTATGAACACTCAACGCGTAGGTTTGAAAAACAAAAAGCTATACGGCTTCGAGAACGAGAACACTAGAGTCATTGACTACGTGCGTTACGACCCTAAGACCGACCATATCTGGCGCGGGGAGTGTAAACACTGTGGGAGCATTAGCGAGACCACCGCTAAAGTACTCACAAGTCGTAAGTCGTGTGGCTGCAAACGAGACAAATTATTTAATAAAGAGTCGTGGGATCACGAACTCGCTACCGCTTGGCTAAGGAGGCCGCTATGCTAAACGTAGCATTACTATCCAGTCTGACATTGGTTGTACTTACAGCAGTACTAGCCATTACAGGGGATGCGTCAACCGCAGGGACTTCGGCAATCGCGTTTTTGCTCGGGGGGTCAGTTTTAGCCATAGCTGTCAAAATCTACGATGATGAACTATAGTGAAATTGTAAACTCCTGATTATATGATTGCATTGCCTCACTCTGTGGGGCTTTTTTATTCGTACCACTCGTCAGTAGCCATCATATTCGCTAAACGATTAGCTCGCTGTCCAACTTGTTTAGCCCATCGAGAGTCTAGCATCTCATTAGCCGCCTCTTTGTACTCACCCATCTCTAACGCTGTTAACATCATCTTGAACTGCATGAAGCGGTTGATACCTAAGTTAAAGCACATATCCATCAACACACACTGCCGCACTTCAGATAGCCTGTGGTAACACGGTACTGCATTGAGTAACTCACTCTGCACCCGCGTAAGGTCATTGCGTAGTAAAAAGTTTATCTCACCGTCTGTCAGCCCTAAGTCTTCCAAGTTTCTTCCCACCCCCACGGTGAGCTTCCCCGATGAACACGTGTAAACGTGATGACGCTTACCCTCGTGGAGAGTAAGCATCTTGATTAGTCGTCTATCACTCATTGAGGTATGCCACCGCCAGTTAACATACCCATCACTTGCTGCTGTTGGCGGTTAAGATCAACTTCACGGCGTTGTTGCTCTGCCGCTGCTGATCCTGTCATACCACCAATAACACCCCCACGCTGACCTGCCCCGGCAGTGCGGTTTATAGGTAGTGGAAGAACGGTATCGCGTTCTGCGTTACCAATGACATCCATATTAGAGGTTACGGCGCTAATCGTGTTAGCCCAAGACTGCGCGATACCGTTCTTACCGGCTAGTATAACCTTTTTACCCTGGTCCAAATACCCTGGTGGGTTAGCTAACGCGTGGACAATATCTTTGTTAGCCAATAAGTCAGCCCCTAACATCTCCATCTTTTGCGCGCCTTTATTTTGAGCACCAATGGATACTAAGTTGATAACTTTACGTGGTAGTGAAAATATCTGGTTACGTACAGTACCGAAAAACGTAGAGGTTGTGACACCCGCCGGACCTACCATAGGGTCCATATCTACACGTCCGGCCCTAGCCGCCACACTGTTCCTGGTAATATCTACCGCCTTAATAACTTCAGCTAGTCGCATTAAATCAGCGAAATGCTGCTTACCGAACAGTAGCTTACCTAGTGAGGCGTTGGTGTTAAGGTGATCGAATATGTTTTTACCCTTACTATACGCCTGAGCTAGATACTCACGTTTCACCGCGTGTTCAACTAACTGACGCTCTGCGGGGCGAAGTGTGTTAAGGGCTTTAAAATACTCTTTACGTGTCTCTCTATGCTTAGCTAGGTTTCTAACCGTGTCTGGTAGATCGAGGTCAAGCGCCGCTTTCGTAAAACCGTTAGCCTGGCTATTCATGTACTCAGTATACTTCTTGTTGTACGCTGCTTTAGCGTCCAGAGTGTTACGCACGAGTGTCTGAATGTCAGCGAACTCATTGGTTAACCCGGCTAACTGAATTAACTCTTCGTTCTGGTTACGGAAAACAGCCAGTGCATTTTCGTTAATCGACCCGTCTAGTTGGTTAATGATCCCACCGCGTTTAGGGTCGGAAAGCATACTGTAGACAGCGTCTTTAAGTACGGGTTGCGCCACCTCTGGCCCTACTGCCGCTGCGTACTCTTTAGCCGCTTGTGGGGTTTTAAGAATGTTCCTAGCGCGCTCAAAGTACACTGAGGTGTTAATCTTATGGAGCGTAGGACCATCGTAAGGCAGCCCCATTTGATTATAGAAATACGCATCCGCATCCCTATACGCCTGGATAAACTCAGGGTCCCTATTACTAGCGGAGTCTTTTACTTGTTCTAGCGCGTTTTTTAATTCGTTGAGTTTAAGTAGGTTGTTCCTATCCGAAGTTGTAGGGTTTTTCTCAATGATGTCTTCTTGCTGACGGATGGCTAAATTAAGGTTACGCTTTAACGAGTCAAAGTCTCTAACGCTAACCTCTGGAAACTCTAACTCACCGCCTGGTTTGAAAGGTTTACCAGTGGCGGGGTTAATTAAACCACCGGCTTCACTTTCTACAGGTTCAAACCTTTTTAATACTTGCGTTAGTGGGTGAGGTGCATCACCGAAAACATCAGCCAACATTACCTTTTTAGCGGTAGAATAGATAAGCGCCGTTTCATCCGGTGTGAACGTAGTGCCTCTGGCCTCTGCATCAGCTAACGAGCCTTCAAACTGACGATGTGCTTCTTCACGGACAACCGCATCTCTTTGCTTAATCGTCTCGGTAATCGCGCGGCCTACCTCTTCCGCTTTTTTAGGGTTGGTGCTCTGTAACCGCCAAGACAATTCATTATATCGTCTATCTAACGCGTCAATACGCTTGTTGTATAGTTTGGTCGCACCTTCAGTTACTCTGTCTTTGCGCCCGCCAAACACATTGCTTAGGATGTCAGGATCACTCGCGCCGCCTGACCTGTCTATACCAACAACAAGATCGAATGTTTTAGTTACCGCCTCTAACGCCGAATCGAGTTCTTTATTCATTTTCATGCGGAACGCGGGGTCAGTCGCTGAACGGTCACGTAGATACTGCGCCACCGCCTCGTTACCTTCTTTCAGCCCGGCAAGCGTAGCGATAGGGAACTCGTAACCTATTTCCTGCCCTAGTGACTGTAACTCTCGATACTTAGCCATTGCCGCATCGAAAGACGTTGGGTCACCCCAACCTTCAGCGGCTTTAAATTTATCGGTCAAAGCCCGTAACTTAGCCAGTGCCAACGCCTCGGGTAACGCCCCGGCAGAACCGGCAGCACCTTTACCGGCAGCGGTTAATGCGGTACTTGCTGCTGCTGATGTGTAACCGGCACCCACGCCCACAGTAGTCCCTACAAGTGATGATAATGTGGCGTTAGTAAGGTCTTTAACAAGTTGTGGTTGCCCGTCCAATAGACCGGACTCTTCCACAGCCCTGGGTACTGAAGCCCCTGCTGCACCACCCGCTATGTTACTCGTTAAGGCGGTAGCGGTAATGGGGAGTGATGCGACAGAGCGTTGTATACCCATCAGGTTCATGGGGTTAGCTAACGCCCGTGTCATGTCTGTACCGTAGTCACCCACCGCGTTAGGGTCCACACCCATAAGTTCTCGGTTAACTTCTTCCTTAAACTCCATTGGTGATGGTTGGGCTTCCCCGGCAAACATACGCTCCATGCTACCGCGTACTGGGTTTGTTTCACCGCCAGACTTAATGTACAGCGCCAGGTTCTCTATTGGGTCCGGGACAAACGCAGATACGAAGTCCCAAAGCCCCATCCTGGCCGCCTCGGGTTTAGTCATCTTTGGTGGAGTGGGCATTGATCGCAACATATCTGACTCTTTCAAAGCCTTAGTTAGCGTAACCTCTGCCGAAGCCTTTTGTTCCGGTGTCGCCTCTGGGTCTTCCATAACACTACGGGCGTTTTTAGCAACACTAGCGTAACGGGATAGAACATAGGAGACATCTTGTTGTGATTCAGCCATATTATTTACCCCGGTTTTCAAACCATGCA